GTTTAAAGGTAAGATTGCAGTAAGTGCATTGGGCGATAAAGAATCAAGAGACTTACTGGCCAAAGAAGCAATGGGACAAGGCATTAAAGGCAAAGAGCTGGCAGCGTTCCTTGCACAATGCAGTCACGAGAGTGGCGGCTTTAGATACCTAAGTGAAATATGGGGGCCAAGCACTGCACAACGAGGATATGAAGGTCGTAGAGATTTGGGCAACGTACAAAAAGGTGACGGGTATCGATATAGGGGTCGAGGTTACATTCAGCTAACTGGTCGCAGTAATTATCGTGCGGCGGGTGCTGCGTTGGGAATGCCATTAGAAAAAGATCCAGACCTAGTTGAACAACCGGCTATGGCCGCAAAGACTGCTGTGTATTTTTGGAAAGCCAATGTGCAACCCAGAGTCAGTAACTGGGATGATGTTAATGCTATAACTAAAGTAATAAACGGCGGATATAACGGATTAGATGATCGCAAGATGCGTTATGCCGCTTTTAAACAATCAATGAATGTGGCATAATGGATCTATCTGGAACACTACTAATTGCACCACCTAAACTAAAAAGTAATTTTTGGTATAAGAGTGTAATCTTTGTAACTGAACATCATGCTAATGGTAGCATGGGACTTATACTGAACAAGCGCAGTGAAATGACAGTGTCTGAATTTAGTGAACAAGTGGGAATCGCTCGTCTTAATATACCTGGCTACATTTATTTAGGTGGTCCAGTTAACATCAAAGCTCTTAGTATGCTACACAGCAGTGAATGGTCATGTACCAACACCATGCAGATCAACGAAGACTTTTCAATTAGCAGCGCAGAAGATTTGTTAGTTCGTTTGGGCGATGGCGATGCACCTAGACAGTTTAGATTGTTTTTGGGATTATGCGGTTGGGCACCAAGACAATTAGCAGAAGAACTCAAAGGCACATCACAACGAGATCACAGTTTCAGTTGGCTAACTGCTTCAGCCGATCATGAAAGTGTATTTGACAACGATCTCAAAGATCAATGGAATTCGGCCGTAGAGCGTTCCGGAAACGAATTCGTTCAATCAATATTGACTTAAATAGTTTTTAAGTGTACAATATACACTTCATAGGTTGGGTCTGTAACACAATCAAAAGAGGTTAAAAAATGGATACCTTAGTACTTAATGCTGATGGTATGCCGGTAAACTACTTGCCATTGAGCACAGTAGATTGGCAGGAAGCTATTCGATATCTGGTCTTGGACAAGGCCGCAGTAATCACATGGCACGATGATTGGGTCGTTAGATCAGCCCGTTGGGAAACACAAGTACCAGCTATTATCATGTTGCGTGAATACATGAAACCAAAGACAGCGATTCGTTACTCAAAGAGTAATGTATTCCTACGTGACCGTTACACATGCCAATACTGCAATACCCACTTGACAAAGAAGGATTGCACACTAGACCATGTGCTACCAACCAGCTTGGGCGGCAAGACAACCTTTGAAAACACCACAACTGCTTGCGGTCCATGTAATGCTAACAAGGGTGCGAACAAGAAGATTGTTCCAAAGGTCAAACCCTACAAGCCTGACTACTACGAACTGATCAATAAGCGTAAGATGATGCCGTTCCATGTTAGACACGACAGCTGGCTGGATTACTTGCAAGTATGAAGAAACTGTTCTGGACCACACTAGGGTTTCTTAGTCTAGGCATGGCCTATGTGGGGGTTGTCACACCTGGCATCCCCTACAGTCCTTTTGTGGTATTTGCTGCCTATTGCTTTAGCAAGGGCAGTGAACGTATGCATCGTTGGATCTATAATCACAAACTGTTTGGACCCTTCCTAACCAACTGGAATACCAAACGTGTGTTCCCATTAAAGATGAAGTACTTTATGCTGGGCATGATGTCATTGAGCCTATGCATTATGTTCTTCACAGGTGTTAAACTAATCGGTGTTATCAGCACAGCCATCTTCATGGCATTGGTTGCAGTATGGGCATGGCGTTATCCCAGCAGTGTTGAAGAACACGATAGTCGCATTTCTAACGGCAAAAAAGTGGGTTGGTTTAATAACTACATTTAATAAATACTCTTATTAAACGGAGTATACATGAAGAAATTATTAACACTACTATTGTTAGTTCCAGTACTGGCATTTGCACAAAAAACACCCCATGGCGTCACATATGACGCACAAATCTTGAGAATAACCGATGGCGATACAGTGGTAATTTCTGCTCCCTTTCTCCCAGCACCTCTTAAACCAGAATTGGCTGTTAGAGTCTACGGTGTAGATACTCCTGAAAAAGGATTTCGTGCGCAATGCGATAGCGAAAAGCAAAGAGGGGAGGCGGCTTCAGCTTTCACTAAAAATGCAATCGCACAGGCAGCGGCAACTGGTGGCAAGTTTCAAGTAACTATGTATGGATGGGACAAGTTTGGTGGTCGTGTTCTAGGCGATATTCTAGTAAATGGACAAAGTCTACGTGCAGCATTGATTGCTAATGGATTCGCACGTGAGTACTATGGTGATGCAAAACAAAGCTGGTGCCAGTAACTTGTTGTATAAATATACTATAAGAGACTAACAACCATGGATGAATTACAACAAGCGGCCAAAGTGGCATTTGCCACACAATATAGTTTTTACTTAAAGGCACACAACTTTCACTGGAACGTGGAAGGTCCAGACTTCAAACAATATCACGACCTATTTGGCGTTATTTACGAAGAAGTGTATGGGAGCATAGATACATTTGCAGAACAGATTCGTGCGCTAGGTACATATGTGCCGGCCAGCTATACTCGTTTCAGTATGCTAACACAAATTGAAGATGAAACTGCTATACTACCCAAGTCTATAATGGTTCAAACATTGTTAGAAGACAATGAAAAAATTATCAAGATACTAAAATTGGTTTTTCAACAAAGCGAAGCAAATCAAGAATTTGGATTCAGTGACTTTATTGCTGGCCGTATTGATGCACATCGCAAACACGGTTGGATGTTAAGAGCAAGCTCCAAGGAATAAAAATGAAACAATTAGTCGCATTACTTCTAGTTGTAACACTAACGGGTTGTGCGGGGCTAATTGAAAAGTTCCCCAGTCGTTGGGATGTCAATCAAGCAAAGGTAGTTACTGACATACAACAAGGCGCCAAGCGTTTTGATTGCAAAGGTGATCAACTAGCACAACTAACAGCATTAGATAGAGACATTGAATGGTTTGATATCTATGCCAAGACCAAGCCCACACGTGACGTGGCAAAACTAACAAAGACAATGGTTGATACTGTGAGCGAGTTTAAAGATCGTGCCAGTAAAGGACCTGTGAGTCCTTTGTATTGTGAACTCAAAAAGAAAATAATTATTCAGCAAAGTGAAATAATTGCTGGTGCAGTACAGGGGAGATTCTAATGGGACAAGGCAACATACTACACGAAGTAATCAATGCTGGTCAACCATGGGCAACTGATCGTGCCCAGATGGCCTTGCAAGTTCAAGAAGCATTACAGTCAGGACAAATGAGTCCAAGTGAAGCTAAGGAGATATTAGCTGACTTGATTGATACAGAGAAGTTGGAAGCAGAAGGCGCTGACCTACAATTAAGAGCAGCATTAGTATTTGGCATTACACAAATTGCTAGTATGTGCTAAAGATTTTTTGTAACGCTTGAACTAAATCCTCAATCATACCATCATCATGTAACGGAGTGGGCGCAAAACGCAACCGCTCCGTTCCTACATCCACAGTGGGAAAGTTAATAGCCTGTACATAGATGTTGTAGTCACTCATTAATGCATCACTCATAGCCTTGGCACGTTTAGCATCTCCTACTAGTACAGGTACAATGTGTGTGGTACTGGCCATTACTGGCAGTCCTGCTTTTTGTAGACATTGCTTTAGTTTACTTGCACGGTCTTGATGTTGTTCACGTAGTTCTGGATGTGCTTTCAAATACTTGACAGCTGCCAATGCACCAGCACAAGTAACTGGACTCATTGACGTTGTAAAAATAAAACCAGCTGCGATGCTGCGGACTGCATCTATTACAATGCTGTTGGCAGCAATGTACCCGCCTTGAACTCCGAACGCTTTTCCCAAGGTTCCGTTAACTATGTCAACGCGGTCTTGAAGACCTAACTCCTCTAACTTGCCAGCACCCTGTGCGCCATACAATCCCACAGCGTGTACTTCATCAATGTATGTGATGGCCGCATATTTGTCTGCAAGATCGCAAATGTCCTTAATCAAACTTACATCGCCATCCATACTGTAAACACTTTCAAATACAATGCATGGAGTGTGACCAGCTGCCACACTTGCTTCCAACATTTCTTCCAGCATGTCCATGTCATTGTGTTTGAATATGCTTTTAGCAGCCTTACTATGACTAATGCCCACAATCATACTGTTGTGATTCTTGCTGTCGCTGATGTAGTGTATGTTGGGAATAATCTTGGCCAGCGCAATTAGTGTCCACTCGTTGGCCACATAGGCACTAGAGAACAGCAATGCTCGTTCTTTCTTATGTAGACTTGCAAGCTCGTGTTCAAGGGCCACGTGATAGTGGCTAGTACCCGCAATGTTTCTAGTACCGCCAGAACCGGCGCCAGTCATGTCTAATGCTGTGTGCATGGCATCTAACACAACTTTGTGTTGACCCATACCCAAATAGTCATTACTGCACCAGTTGGTGATGGTCTTGATGTTATAAGGTCCGTACCAAATAGCGTTGGGAAACTTGCCGTTTTCACGTAGAATATCGTTGAACACACGGTATTTGCCCGAGTCTTTCAAGTTATCTATTAGTTTTTTGAATGGTTCAGTGTTAATTGTCATAGTGGAGTATTTAACACTAAATATAGGATACAGGATAAAAATAATGGCAGCTAACGGAATATCAACACTGACAATAGCAAGTGGGACTACTCTCACAAAAAATATCAATCCACCACATTCTAATACTGAGATTGTGGCTCCTTTCTCGGCTATTTGGAGTTTGAATTATGCGGGTGCTTTGGGAGCAACAGACAGTGTCTCATACAAACTGTATGTAACATCGTTGGGCTTAGGCTCTGCTTTCACATTGACCAGTCATTCAACAGGTGATTTTGCAGTGACAGCAGGCAACTTCTTGTATGATGAATATGGAACCAGTATTAACATTATAAAGGGCAATACCACAATAGACAATTACATGGCCAAAGCCGCGGCTGTTTGTGGTTCATTGTCTAATACTATAATAACTGCCGCAACATACAAAGGCACATGGAACGCTTTTACTAACACTCCCACACTGACTGATGGTGTTGGTACCTTGGGAGATGCTTACGATACAACAGTTGCTGGAACCAGCGGCGCCTTTCCTGCGTATGGCGAACAAGACTGGCGCATTTATGATGGCTCTGTTTGGCAAAGAGTTGCTAAAACAACCACAACAGAATGGACCATAACTCCAGCCGGTGATGGGTTAGCAGATAAAGAGGCTAGACAGATTGCTAAACTTACTATTGCTGAGGCCAAGCGTCAAGGCAAGGTAGTTGCTACAGACGGCACAATTACTGGTAGTATAGATGCCACTAAACCTTATTATCGTACCAACAACCAATACGACATTGCACAGTTACCAACACAGTATGATGGCAACAATATTACCAATAATCCCCATACAGGCGGACTTTTACAAGGACGTCCTTGGAGTCCAGATACTATCATTACTGTTATTGAAGAAGGACTGGTATTAAATCTAGATGCTCGTAACCTAAACAGTTGGTCAAGAACACCTGGAGAAACTACCTGGAATGATCTCAGCGGCAACAACAATCACGCTACGGTATATGGTGGCATTGTCTATGGTGAAGCCCTAGGTGGAGCATTGGCATTTGGTGGTTCGGATGCAGAATATGCTCAATGCCCACCGGGCGTTTACTTTACCAGTGCTGGCTATACAATTCAAAGTTGGGTTTATGTTATTAGCGTACCTAACTGGAACCGTATTATAGACTTTGGCAGTGACGCAGGCTCGGACAATGTGTTGTTGTCTTCCACATTAGGCACAAATGGTATGCCTGCGTTGTGGGTTGGCCCAAGTGGAGATACTGTTCAATCGTCAGTTGAACTACAGGCCAACACTGGCTGGCATCATGTATGTGCTACATGGAATCCTACAGGAAATGTGGGCAAGGTATTCATAGACGGAGTGCTGACAGGAACAGGCTCTGTGTCAGCACCGGCAGTTGGCACTAGAGCCAATTGTTATATTGGCAAATCAAACTGGGGCAATCCTCCAGACCCCAACTTCAACGGCGGCATGGGAGCCATACAGATTTATAGTAGAGCATTGAGTGATGCTGAAATCACACAAAACTATAACTCAACCAAATCCTACTACGGACTATAAAGAGAGAACGCATATGAAAATGAGTGACATACTCAATGATGTACGGTGACGCTGAGGATGTGGATGCTTGGCGCCAATACCCACAGTATCGACAATGGTACAACAAACTCTATGTAGCCGACTTGTTTGGCTATCGTTGTGGGCCAGCAGGCATACCTATACCTGAGCGCGGCAGTTATGTGATACGTCCCGTCTATAACCTTGCAGGAATGGGACTATGCGCAAAAATAGTATACCTCACTCCAGAAGATAAATCACTGATCCCTCCAGGCTATTTTTGGGTAGAACGTTTTCAGGGCATACACTATTCCGTGGACTATGTGAGAGGCAAGCAAGGGTTTACTCAGTTAAACTGCTACACCGGTGAAAACGATCCCCACGACCTATCAAAATTTTATCACTGGAAAAAGTCAGATCATCAGTTTGCGTTGCCAAAAGAAGTGGCCAAGATAGATGTACCCAGAATCAACATCGAAGCAATAGGTGACAAGATTATAGAAGTACACCTAAGAAACGGATTTGACCATCTCATGCAATATGATGAAATAATTCCCGTCTTTGCTAAAGATACGTCAACGTCTCCGCTAGGCTACGAGTTTGTTGAAGGCGCTGTTGGGCATGGTTGGTTGAACAATCCTCGTCTGGGTTATTGGGTTCGTTAACATATAATAAATAAACTGTACAGATTAAAAGGATCTTAGATGAAAAAATTATTAGCAATATTATTGTTAGTGCCTGTACTAGCATTTGCACAAAAACAACCACAAGGCGTTACCTATGACGCACAAATTATTAGAGTAACGGATGGCGATACAGTTGTTATCGCCGCGCCCTTTCTACCTGCACCCCTTAAGCCCGAACTTGCGGTACGAGTCTACGGAGTCGATACTCCGGAAAAAGGATTTAGAGGTCAATGCGACAGCGAAAAGCAACGTGGAGAAGCCGCTTCCGTTTTCACTAAAAATCTCGTTCAAGCCAGTCAACAGCGACAGGTCATCCTTTATGGATGGGATAAGTTTGGTGGTCGTGTATTGGGCGACATCATTCTAAATGGCAAGAGTCTACGTAGTCAATTGATTGCCAACGGCTTTGCTCGTGAGTATTACGGTGATGCCAAACAAAGTTGGTGTAACTGACTTATAGTCCCAATTTAAACAGGCTCTCTACGGGCCTGTTTTTTATTATGTCTTCGAGAAACTGTTGTATTTCGTAGAAACAATCACCTAACTGTTTATACAGTCTCTCTCCAGCAAGGTCTCCACAGGTGTGATAACTAGATATTCCCAAGTCGCAGTAATATCTTTTACTCAACCCTCTACGGCGCCCGTACTCAGGTAGTATAGCCGTAAAGAACAAGCAGTCGTCACCAAACTGACGGAATTCATCTGCTTTTGGTGATTGAAATAATATAAGATAGCGTTCAGCAAAACTAGGATCTGGAATAAGATTATTATTTTCAACCCGTTCTGCCAACAATTGAACACAGTAGGATTCTACTGTATAGGGCATTTCAAAGCCCGTTTCTCGCTCGCGCTCTTTGATCAGAGTACGAAAGGTGCGTAGGTAAACATCTTTCACAAAAATATTTATTGAATCCAATAAAAAAGCCTGGGCTTTTACACCCAGACTTCTTTATATTTTAACAACGCTATCTGACGGATTAAAAATAATCTCCAGCGAATATGTTCGGGTAGAACTTCTTCGCCATCGTCATCTACAATCCTAATCCTGTTGCTATAACCTCTATGTAATGCATCTTCAAATACAAACTCAATTTCACAATCGTCGAGCGTTAAAACAGCCGTTCGATGCGGATTACTTCTTAGCAGGCTCTGCCTTTTTATCGGCTGGCTTGCTGTCGCTTTTTGCAGGCTCTGCCTTTTTATCGGCTGGCTTGGCACTGGGTGCGGCTGGAGCACTAGCGGCTGGCTTGGCTTCTTCTTTCTTTGCTGGGGCAGCAGGTGCCTGAGCAAAAGCGGCTACAGCAAATAACGATAATACCAAAGTTGCGATTGATTTCATTTTGAATCCTTTTTAAGTTAATACAGAATTTATCTGTATACTATAATAACGCCATAGCCAGGATAAAAGTTTACACAAGTCAAAAAAATAGAGCACCGAAGTGCCCTATTTTACTTTATAA